AACTACCTAAAATACCGGTTAGGGTAGATATAACTATATTCTTATCATTTTGCTTCAACACGACTTAAATATACGACAAATATTTGATATTTCCAAATATTTTATGGTCTATTTTCTTCTAAAAACCACTCAATTGGGATAATTTTGTCTGCATACTTATATCCGTTCTTTTCACACCAATCACCATATGTCGTTTTAGACTTTTTGCTGATTTTGTTCTTTGAATTGGAAAATACGAAGCGAATGTCCAAATGTGGGTTGTGTTCTTTAACCAATAGATGTTTTTTCCTATCTGCAGCCACAAACCTACCTTTTGTCTCTACTCTAATACCATTGGGTAATTTAAAGTCAGGACTATATGTGTGATTTGATGCAGGAATTATGTATGGAACTTTTTCAGTTTCATATTCTACTTTAATTCCTTGAGACTCTATTTGTTGAGAAATGGTTTCTTCCAAACCAGACTTAAATCCATATTTTTTAGCAACCCATTTTGGATTACTCTTTTTTGTAACTTTTTTTGCCATTAAATTGTTTTATTTTGGCTTAGTATCGGAATATTTAGTTGCGGATATTTCACCACCTCTACCTGTTTTAAATTTTGCTGCAGTTAAAACTTGTTCATCTGCTTTTTTCAAATCATCGGTAGTGTAGGGTGTTCCTTTAGAAGATGCGTTTGGAGTTATTTTATCTACTCCTAATTCCGTTAGTCTACCTGCGTATGTATCTAATATTGTTGCCATTGTTTTTTGTTTTTGTATATAAATATAAGATTATGTATCAAATCGTACAATAAAGTTAACTGGTAAGTCAGAATATGATTTTATTGGTTTTGGTAATTTTGCAACTGCTACCAATTGACAATCATCATCGTATAATCCAATTGTTGTAATCATTGGTGTTAAGAATGAACCCGTTGTATCCATAGAACCACTCATATCACCATGTTCAAATCCAGCTTTTATATTTCCAACCGAACCACTAAATGTATAAGAATAATCTAATGAACCTGTTCCTGTTTCTAATACAAATGCTTTTTTAATATAATTTACACCAGGATTAATTGTTACTTTTGTAATTTTTCCATCGGTACTTATATGTGATTCTGTTTGTCTACCAATATTTACAACTGCGGATGGATTTGTTGATACATTAAATTCATCTTGTTCAGCTATAAGTAAATATTCATGTTCATAGATAGTTTGAGTAGATTTAAATGATACTTCCCAATTTGAATTTAATGATGAATTTACATTTCTTGTAAATACCAATAAACCCTGTGAATAAAACACATTACCTGCTCTATTAGTTCCTGCAGCACCTTCTAAAAATGTTGCATTTTTAACAAAAATTATACCATCTTGAATATCCATAGAAGTTATTTCACAAACAAATTCTTTTATTGGGTTACCTAATGAAATTGTAAATTCTCCTGTATTTATATCAACAAAATAGTTTGAGATACTTGATGAATATACACCACCTGCAATATCCGTAAAATTAAATGTACTTCCTGTTAATTCTAGATAATTAAAAAAAATTTGAGAACCCGCTCCTGCTGCAATTAAATTTCCATATCCATCATCTACAAATTCCGTTGTACCATCCAAAACATATACTGAACCCTTTTTAATAGTTTCTCCAACATATATTTGTGGAATGGAAATAACTTTTGCCGAACCACTTAAAAATCTATCTTTTGTTGATTCAGTATTATTATATTCATTATTTTTATTTCCAAATCTTAAAAATGGATTATCTTCATGTCCATTGTAGAATTGTGCTCTTAATTGTCCATATAAAGAATTTTTTTGAACTGATAAATTGTTTCCAATACTTAAATCCGAAGAATTCTCGTCTGCAACTAATAAATCAATTTGTGTAGAACCACTTGTAAAGTTCCACTCTTTATAGGCTTTAAATGGCCTAATACTAATATCTGATTTTGGTATTCTTTTTAACATATCATATATAAATATCTTAAAACTAAAAACCCACCAAATTACGGTGGGTTATAGTTTTTATTTTATTCTCCGATTAGAAGTCTAATTTAACTTTGATTGCAATTTCTTTATCAAATGATTTCTCAACTGGTTTAGAAGTTTTTGCAACTGCTAATAATTCATTTGCATCATCATATAATCCAACAGTTGTAATATAAACATGTGGGTCATTTTCAAAAATAGTTTGAGTAAATGCACCTACTGAACCTGTTACAAATGATGGGTTGTTTGAGAAATTAAATTCTCTATTGTTTGCTCTTACAAAATAATGAGATGTAGAAACATTTTCAGTTCTTCTAGCTTCAAAATGTGCACCTTTTTTTAATGCATCAAATAATTTCAAAGAACCAGATGATGAACCTGATTGGTGATATTGTCCTGCACTTGAACCTACTGCGAATGTAAGATTACCATCAACCGAAGAAGATAACGCCAAAGGATTTAATAATAAAATACCCATATCAGGATAGAATAAACCAAATCCATCATTATTACTTCCAGTTGTATATGCGGAAATAGATGCAGTTGTAGATGTTCCTATATTTAAAGAACCTTTTACTAAGTTATAAACTCTACCTGCAGTAGTTACTGTTTCACCTGTTCCACCACTATCATCTATTAATGTCAAACTTCCTTTTGAACCTGAAAGTGTTAATGAAACATTTCCTGGGTCTAATCTTTCTTTGTATCTAGCTCTATTGATATTAATAGCGTAAAAATTATTCATTGTGTTTCCACTATAATCTTTGAATTGATTAACACCTGGGTCTAAAAGAACATTTGCTAATTGATAATACATAGCAGTTGTTGATAATTTAGAAGATTGGTCTTGTGTAAGTGTTGGTGCACCTTTTCCACTATAATCACCATATGCTATTGAAAATTGAACTTCAGCGGCAGCGGATGATGTTACATCGTTGTATATATCCAAATAATAATCTCCACTATCTCCATTTAGTTGATTTGAAGATGTATAAAATGAATACAAAGAACCAGTATCTCCACTCCATATTCCAGAAGTTACAACTTGTGTTCTATTTGTTACTTTATCGATTGCTCCAAATTTTTTATAAATACCATTTGAAATGGTAGCCATATCGGAAGAGATTTGCTCACCTGTTCCTAAAAATTGGTTTACAATTCTAACTAATTCGTTAGTGTCAACTGGAGTACCTGCTGTATTAGCGGCTCCTGCTAAATATTGTGATAGATTGCTCGCTAATAACGAACCTCTATTGTCTCTTATTAATGCCATAGTTTAATTATTGTACATATGTTACTGTGATTGGAATAGTTTGTGAACCACCCGTTTCATTACCATATACAGTTATTGTTGTTTTAATTGTAGATGTTAATGAAGGATTTGGAATAAACTTAAATGTTAATCCTTTTGCAATTGATGCAGTTGCTGATACATCGTCACCAATAAACATAGGAACCGTTCCTACATCTGATGTTACACCTTCACCTACTACATCTCCCGCGTTTTTATTAGAAAGAATAATTGTATATCCTAATGTTCTATTACCGGCCGGCGATGTGGTTGGTGATAAAGCAACTTCACCACTTTTTTGATTTACAGAAATATTTGGGACACCAAATTCAACAACAGGAATCCTAGTTGTATTTTTTGGTAAAGTTACCAATTTATATTTCATTACATTTGTTTCATCTGGATTTGCTTCTAAAACTGGCATATTTTTAATTGCCACATCATAATAAGCAGAACCCAACGGATGTGCGGGCTCATAAAGGTTATAATCAATCTCATCATCTGCCAATGCAAATTGAGTAATGTTTAAACCCTGTCCTGCAGCTAATTTTTCCCTACCTTTTTTAGTAAGAATTGCATCAACTGTTAATTCATTGTTACTTAAATATCCCATAGTATTGTATTATTCGTTTGTTATAAATATAGTTTTTATAAAAATTATTACTCAACTTCCAAAATTGGTTCATTTGCTGCTCTACCTGTCTTATTAACTTTTAATGTATTAGGGTTAGTTGCAAATGTTTCAATTGGAGAAGTTCCGTCTAAAGTGGTTGCAGCTGTATTTTTTGAACCCAAATAATATGAATTTTTTAATCCAGTTGTTAAATCACTTGTGTATTTATTATGTGTTGGTAAATACCCATCCACCGGATTAACCGATATAATATTTCCTGTTACTACTGGAGGAGTAGAGCCTGAAAATGGTTGTATATTTAATTCCGTTTCATTATAAACCGATGATGTTACATGATACCCACCACGAGGGTCTCCCACACCATTTGGTGCAAAATTAAAAACAATTATATCTCTACGTTTTTGAGTAGTTACTAAATTTACTTTAACTCTTTCTTTTGTAAGAACATTATCTTTGTTATAGTAAGTTCTTAATGCTACACCTCTTTGTGCATATAATCCAAATCCAATTTCTTCATAATTAGACTGTCCTACTATTGTATTTGAATTTTGCAACTCTATTTCCGATAGTATTGTTGCATTTCCTAATTCCGCATTAATGTCAACTTCTTTTTGATAATAATCTGCAGTAGGTATTAAATTATTATTAAAATCAATAGATGTTGTATGTTGATAATTTTCTGCAATAATACTTTGCAATGAACCCGTATAAATTGTAGTTTCATATTGGTTATTTTCTCCAAATATGTTTTCAAATAAACTTGATGTAAGTGTTACTTCGTATTGATTATTATCAGCAATTATTGTAGATGTGTCACCAAAATGAATATCGGTTTGATATTGATTATTTTCTCCGGATGGTTTTTTATGAGCAACTTTACTTCTTTCTAAAAAGTGTGGTTCAATTAATAAACCAGTTGTTGCTTTAACTCTTGCTGGTAACATCTTCTTAATATCTTCAAACATAGATTTCTCATATAATTTGATTAAATTAATGTATGCGTATATATCTCTACCATCAAACCTTTGAAAATAATAATTTCTTAAAGAATCCAAAGATTTATAATTTGATTTATAAAAATCTGAAGGGTCACCAATGTAGTTATCAATATTTAATCCACCAAATGATTTTGCAATATCAATATTTAATTCCTTTGTAGGTGAGAAAAATAATCCCACTCTATTTGAGTCTGTTGGAGATTGGTCAAATGCTTTTTTAGTTACTCTACTTTTTATTGATAAATCAACACCACCACTTACATCATTACCATTAAAATCGGTCTGTGATTCAAATCTAACTTTATTAGTTGAGTATCTACTTGCACCACCATCTGGATAATCCATTACAACCATTCTATCAACTATTTCAAAATTATATGGATATGTTGATATATTTGTAAACTGACTTGCACTTACATATAATGAAGATGACGGATTTGTTGAATACAACGATGCGGTTGTACCATTTTCATAATGATTTCTAGTTAATCCATTTGCAAAATAAATATTAGTATCAACATTTATTAATGATTGAGATACTGCTAAATTTTTTGGATATTCAAAATCCAATCTTAAATGTAAATCATGTGTAGAAGAAGATACACTATTACCATTAATCATTTCTGGGAATGAAACGTGGTTATAAAATATTTGTGTATTTAATTGTTCACTCCATAATCTAAATTCATCCACACTACCACTATACGATTTACCCAATGTTATAGTAGAACCATTATTCCAATTTGTTAAATCGTTTATAGTTGTAGAACTTTCAAATATGGTTCGTTCTTTATCCGATTGTCTTAAATCCAATTTTAAACCTTCCGAACCTGAACTTACTGAAATTCCGAAATATCTTCCATTAAATATTGGTAATAAAGATGAAGATATGTTTGTAGAACCACTATAATTAAATATTACTTTACCATAGTCACTATTCGATGAACCACTTAATTGAACATTCCAACCACTTCCTGAAATAACATTCCATTGGTTACCAAATGCGGGTTTTACAAACATTTCAATTGTATTTGGCTTTCTACCCTTGTCAGTAGATTTCCAATTAAAATCTAAATAAGAACCAGTATTCATTACCAACGCAGTAGTAATGTTATCTATTACCAATTTACCTTTACTATCATTTGTAACTTCCGGGCCCCCAAATTCTAATATTGAAAGATTTGATGCAGGTATTCCATAACAACTCATCAATGCGTATATTCCTCTTTTTGTTCCCTTATGTTTTAATAGATAAGGTAAGTTGTTTGCAATTCTTCTCCAAACTTCATATGTTCTTTGTTTGGCAGGATTAACAAATTTATCATTACCATTTTTATCTTTTCCAAATACATATTCCCATAAATGAGAATCGGATGCAAGATTTTTTGCGTCCCAACTCATTGATTTTAATGCATCAAATAATAACTTATCAGACATATTATTTTTGGATTGATACCCCATCCCTCTACTTCTTTCAATGGCTTTTCCGTGAAAATATATATTATCAAAATGTTGACCTATCATTGATAGAAATAAAAGTAAACTTTCATTTTCATTGTTATTTACAATATATTGTGGTACATTATTTTGAACCCAGTCAGGATTTTCAATATCATATGATTCTGCTAAATCTATTAAATTATTATACCAATTAGTAATTACATTACTATTAGAAAGTAATCTATTATTTCCAGCGTGTGGCCACGTTAAAGAATCTACAGTGGATAATGTAAATGAAGATGGTGTATATAAGAATTTTTCAAACCCATCAAACCCTTGTATTACTTGATTCTTTTTTGTTGTTTGTCTTTCAACATCTTGCTGTGATGCTATCGTATTAACCCAAGATGATGTTTGAGAATTTGCAATATTTTGTTCATATAATTCTATTAATTGTATTTTATAAATAAAATTATTTACTCTTTCTTTTGCCGAACTAAAATGTATAAAATTTTCCCATATGTAGGATGAACCATCTGTGTATTGTATATTTAAATCATCAACATCCATTATAGATGAACTTAAATATGTATTTATCAATTCATTTGAAGATGTTGAACCACTTAATATTAAATCATCTAGTGACTCATAGTTGGTCGAATTACCACTTACAAAATCTACATCAATACTAAAGTTTGGCCCTTTTATTGGTGGACAACTTAATGAATCTTGTTCGGATAATATAATGGTTTCAATTAATGGGTTACTCATTAATTTAGTAATCCACAATGTAGAATTTTCTGTTATATTTGCAGGAAGTGGTGTATATAATCTAACAATTATAGATTTTATTTCATCTTCCGGTTTAACCATCATATTTCCTAACTCATCTTCCGATTTTTTAGATAATGACCAATTATCTTCTTCAAATGAAGAAATTATAATTTGTTCATCATTTCCAAAATTTACTAAATGTGTTAAATATTTACTATCTTTTGATGGTTCGTTTATAGAAAGATTTTGAACAAATGCATCAAAAATACTTTTCTTAATAATATCTTCGTCAAGATGAAGTGTTGGATATGCTATGTTAGTTAGAACTTCATATAAATTTCCTTTTAATTCATTTTCACCTCCTCTATTATATGGAGTAAATCCTAATATTAATTGTGTATTACCATTCCACTTTGGAAATTTTGTTGATAAATCTCTTAAATTTAAATTAAATACTCCATTTGGTGGTAAGTTTTTAAATAAATTTATAATATCTCCACCTTTATCTATTAAATCAACATCTACACTAGTAGCTGCAAATGAGTTATATTGTACATCAAAATCAATGTTTAAATCTGAAAATGATGGAATAACAATATCACTAGCATGTATAACTTCGGTTATAGATGGGTAATCGTTAACTGCAATAAAGTTTATTAAAACTTCAACTCTATCACCTGTACCATATAAATTACTAATAGGTACAATATAGATTTTTTTAGTACCATATACTCCACCATAGTCATTTTTAAATGATAATGGAATATTATTATTAGAAGCTTGTATTCTAAATATTTTGTCAGCTGCAATGTATACATCTACAAAATCCATATCCATACTGCTAAACGGAAGTTTAACAACCTTATCGGTATCGGAATCTTTTACTTCTACATCATATTTTGTTTGATATAATGTAATAGATGGTTTTGCATATTGTAATACTTTTTCTATTTTTACATATATTACAATTCCACCATTTAATTGATTAGCGGGTAATTTAAATGGTTGTGATATTTCATTCCATTGAGAAAAATCCGTTGTTTTTAACGCAGTACTTTTTGTTGCGTAGTATATGTTTGTATAAGAATAATCGGATGGTAAATTTCCTTCAATTGTAAAAATTACTTCTCCTTTTTTTAATATATCCTCACTTATATATTTACCATCGGTATTACCATTTGTTAATAAAACACTATTAGTTTCAATGATGTCTTGTCCAACGACAATATCATATTTTAAACTTAATATATCACCCAGCTCATTTTGAAAATTTGAATCAAAAGCAACTTCATAGTTTATATTTTTACTAACAGGCGTAGGGTCATCCGGCTTTGGAGTGGGTATTGAATTAAATTTAAATTCTAAAGATATTGTGCCTGTTGTTTTTTCTAAACTATTAATATTAGCCGCTCTTGCATTTGTTCCTTCATCGGAAAATACAAATTCTGTAATATTTAAACTTTCGGTATATTTAACATCATTTGATGTTAAACTTGGAGAAAAATTATAATTCCAATTAAACAAACCATTTTGATTGCCATTAAATCCACCAAAACCATTATATCCTGTAAATCCGATGAACATACTTGAATATAAACTATTATTCCTATCATTCATCCAATAATCTTCATAAACAAATTTTGGAGTTTGATATGCTTTTTGAACACTTACTACATAATAATTTGATGGTTTTTTACCATTAACATATGCCATATATGTTCTACTACTACCAAATGTGGTAGCGGGTGAATAGACTAATGTGCTTGATACACCAATCCCCACACTATTATCATTATCAAAAAATTCCGCAGCCTCATTAGATAATAAATTTACTTTTAAAGAACCCTCATCCATATAAGATGGTGGCACAAAAGTTGGATTTGGTGGTGTTGGTGGTATATATGTTCCACCTCCTCCACCTCTACCATCATTGATTCCTAAAAATGGTTGATATACCCCATCTCCATTGTATGCTACCGGGTCTATTGTATTTCCACCAAATCCGTTATCAAATAATTGATTTTTTACGTCTTGCATCTATTCTTTTTTATAAATACTTCTAATTATTAAATTTATTGTTGTGCGTTCATTAAAGAATCATTTGCAAAGTGATTTCCAAAATTACCATTTTCAAGTCTACTAATATCTTCACGGCCCATCCATCCGCCGCCACCTCCTCCTCCACCATATGCTCCAAGATTTGTTCCGTCAAAACTTTCTGTGATTGGATATTTCATCGGTTCAGGCGTTGGTTGAATTATAACAGGTTGGTCTGGTAATGGGTCTATTGGTGCTACAATATCCATTGGTGGTGGTAAAATTGGGTCTACATTGTCATTAAATATTACATTCACTTTATTTGGTGAAAATATATTTCTTTTCAATGTAACCGGTGTTACAAACGCATCTAAATTATTTTGAATTTGTTTTTGTAATTCTTTTATTTTAAATTGTGATGGGATTGATTGTATTCCTAAATCTCTTCTTTTTAATGACCTTAAATTATAATTTATAGAATCTATTAATATCATTAAAGTTTCATCTATTAACATACCAAAATCATATTGTTCACAATCTTCAAATCTAATTGCAGAATTACTACCATAACCCGCCTCACCTATCTTATAATATTTATTTGTTAAATAATATGTTACAGATGTTTTAAAATCTGACATTATTTGTTTTTTTGTATTACCAAACTGGCTTAATCCAAAATCAATTTTAACAATATTAAAAAAATCTTTTCCAAATTGAGATTCAATTGTAGAATCTATTTTATCTAAAAAATTATTTTCAAATGAATTTAAAGAATCTAAAAATTCTTTTTTATAATATTTAAAATCTTTATTTAAATTTTGTAAGTTATTAAATTCATGCGTTGTTTCATTATTTATATTATCATCTTTCGTTTTCAAAGGTAAAATACGAATTTCTTCTCTTGATGGTGATATCTCTTGTATCCAAACTCGTTTCATTTCATCATTACTACCAACTCTAAATCTTACAAAATTTAAATTAACTTTAAGTATTCCATTTGTAAATCCAAATGTATTTAATAATTTTTCAATATCAATCGCAATTTCTTTCTGTCCACCTGCGTTTGTTATTTTATACATAAATTCTTTAATATAACCTTTTCTTATATACGCAACTTTTTCATTAAATTTATTGGGTAACAAATTATTATTAATATCATAAACCGATACTTCCATTACATCATATTTACAATCACCAAAATCCGTTTCTTCTATTTGTTGATTTTTTGATATAATAAATAAATCATCTAATTGAATAAATTTACCTTCATTTTCGGTATTAGAATTTATACCATCTATATTTGTATATTTTTTAATGCTCATATATTAATTTATTAAAATGATGATGGATGCATTATTTGTACTTTTGTTTTGTAATCTTTTGTTTTTTCACTACCATCTGCACGTTTTACTTTTATAACAAATGTACCATCCAATTCTTTACTTTTATCTCTACTACCATAAGAACATCCTGCCAAATTTGCTTTAAGTTTAATGGTTTTTTTAGTACCAGTATCCATAGTAAAGTTTGTTTCTGGAATAGTTAAAAAGTTTTGGCCTGTTGGTGGATTATGTGTTAATGTTATAGTCACAGGACTATTATCATTGTTAACCAAATCCAATGTATTACCCCAATCAAATAAAGTATACCCTGTATTATTTTTAAATCTAACTCTAATTGTATTTCCTTCTATTGTATCTTTTGGAGTGAATTTTGCTACCACTACATCATTTACAACATCACCACCTAGTGCAGCTGCTGCATTGGCAGTTGATTGTTGAATTGCCTGTTGCTGTTGTACCGCACCTAATTGAGATTGTAAACCTTCAATGATTGAATTTAAAGAATCAATTTGTTTTATAAGTGCTTCAATTTGTGCTTTGAATCCTTGATTTTGAGATTGTAACGATGCTCTTAAAATAGATTCATCAACTGATTTTTGTAAAGAGATTCCAATTTGACTTGCAAAATCGCTTATAGTAGCACCTAATGTTGCCATTTGATTTTGAAGAATATCATTTAATTGTTCTATAATTAATTTTTGACTTACTTCATATTGTATTTGTGCTTCTAATAAATTAATTTGACTTTCTAAATCAGCAATTTGCAAATTTAAGTCTGCTACTTCTATTCTTAAAGCATTTACTTCTTCTACCTTTGCATCATACATCGGCCTTGGAACTAAATCTAATTTTGGTTTTGGAATATTTGGTTTTAACTCCGTTAATTCTACATTAATTGCTTTAACTAATTCTGTTGTATCTAATTTTGTTTTTGTTAATGGTTTAAATATTAATGATGATGCAATATTTGTATCATCAACTACAGTTATTCCATAATCATTTTTTGTTATAGCTGCAGAACCAGATATACTTAAAATAGTTTCTAAGTCCGAATGTCTTTTTTCAGACAATTTTTGAGCTATTGCTTCTAATGATGTTAATGCCATTATTCTACTATTTCAAATTTTAATTTATCATCTATTATAGTAGATATTCCGTTTTCAATTATTTTCAATTTTAATACATAAGTCCTACCTGCTGGTAATGTATTTAAATCTAAAATAAAATAATTTGTAGTTATATCACAACTTATTTTTGAATAATCATCAAATGGAATTACTACTTCATTTGTTATATAATCTTCAATTTGGTAATATGTTGTTTTTGGTAAATATTTAACTTGGTCATAAACAAAGGTAGTTCCAAATGATTTAAGTGGATACATATCTCTACCTTTAACTTTTAACTTAATTTTACTATCTTTTAAATACTCCGTTTTTAAATTTGTAACTACAATTTTATAATCATCTTGTGCCGAACCTGTGACAGGACTCAAACTTCCGGTTATAAAAGAACTATCATCCCAAACTAATTCTAATTTTGGTTGATATATTGTATTTGTTTCTTTTGAAAAAAATTTAAGAATACCATAATCCAAATCATCCAATTCGTTTGTCAAACCATGATGAATTATAAATCCATTATTTGGTAAAGACCCACTAATTAAAATTGTTATAATATTTGTTACATCAATTCTAACATCATCTATTTCATTATTAAATGATTGTGATGCCATAGATGCAGTATACCAAGTTCCACCTTCTGCATTTGCAGAACCCGTTGTTCCTGTTGCAAAAACTGCGGTTCCTCCAATTACATTATCTTGCCAAGTATTTACTCCATTTCTATATTTCCAACTAATTCCATCTGAAGAAATATTATCAAATTTAGTACCAGTTCCCATTGTCCAACTTTGAGAAACGGCATTTGCATATAGTGTATATTCTAATGGGATTTCCTCCGAATTAGCAGCTTTTAAATTAATATAAGCTTTCCAACTTCCTGTAATGTTTTCACTACGAATTGAGGACGATATTGAATTTATATCAAATTTAATAAATGTTCTAGCAATATCTTTTGTAGAACCATAGTATAATTTACCAATTTCCAATATTTCATCCCTACCGGCGTTTTGTTCTGGTTGTTGTAAATAAATACTTGCGTCGTATGATGATGTATAAAATTTATGCATTATAAAGCCCTCCCTTTTATGTCTTTTGTTGGATATTTAACTTCGAAAATGCAAGGGTCTAATGATGGATAGATTATTTTACCCTTTGTTGCAGAGTCTATGTTATATTTGTTTGGTGAATAATTTCCATCTCCACCACATAAATTTGAAATCTTTACGGATGGTACACTCATAACTCCTTCTACATTTGCTAATATTAATTCTATTTCGGAAAGGTTAATTGGTTTATTAAATGTCCAATTATCTATATCAAAATAAGTTTGTATTTCAGTTAAACAATTTGCAAGTACTTCTCTTTTATTATAATTAGAATATGTGACTATTTCAAAATCACAACCAATATTAACAATAAATCCATCCATTATATTAACTGCATCGGTCATCATTCTATATTCACCTAAATAGGTTTTAAGATTTTGTTTAACTGCTTGATTTATTTGTGTTAATTTTTTTTCATTGTCATAACCTAATAAATACATATTAATTGCAAATGGATTGTTTACTTCTGCATTTGCATTTTTCTTTTGAGATAAATATTTTACTAATTCTTTTTGTATTTCAGATGGTTTTTTATCTTTTAACGATTCTACTACACCAACAAATTCTGCTATATTATTTGGACTTGCTAAAATAGATGCAGGTGAATTATTATCAATCTCACCATCGGCAGATACATATACTTTTGTTACACTACCATATCTTTCTGGCATAGATAATGCTCTCACAATATAGTCTTGTCTTGTAACTGCTCTATTTTGAGAACCAAATGTTGCAATCGCATTTTGTCTAATTTCTTCAATAGTTTCCGCACCTCTCCCACCAACTGCAGCTTCTAAATTTTCAACTGCTACGGTTGTTTTAATATCTAAATATGACGACCTTTCTGCATCGTTTGAAAATGATAATAAATCATCTTCAAATTCTATTTTTTGAATATTTGATAAATCACCGGTATTGATATTAGAATCAATTCCACCGCCTGTTAAATATTTAACTATCAATGTTTTACCAACAGGAGTTATACCAAATGTATTTGTTTTTAAAAAATTAGAAGGGTCAATTCCTTTATTTAATCTTTCGATTGAATTTGCAAGACCTAATCCTATGTTTTTTGAATTTGGTAATAATTGTTCATCATTCATTGTTGTATCTCCACTTCCAAATTGTAAATCCATTGTATTGTTTGAATTTACTTTTACTGAAAATCTATATGGTACTTTTTGAACTTCTAAAATATAAGGAACAGATGCTATGGATGATGCATCATATTGTTCATCGTTTGTATTTGCTGTTGTATTTGGTTGTTCTACAAATATACTTTCTTGTGCTAAATAAGGAACTTCATACCACTTAACTGAACCACCATCGGATGTTACGGATGTTATTTGAATTATATTTGTATCGGATAATGTTACATATGGATATTCCGAATATGCACCAAAATCAAATGTTGCACTTTTTTCAGATGCCGATATTGCTTTTACTTTTTTAGTAATTAAATATTGTGTTGGAACTCCTGTGGTTGGTTCTCTTTCAAACACTTCAATTTCTCTATCCGTTGGATTTGCAAAATCAACAATATCAGTTGTTCTAAATACTACATTTGGATTTGTTGTTGATTTAACTTCTAAACCATCTTTTATTTTTAAATAAAATTTAGAATCAGGCCCATTATTTATTCCTGTTTCATTATTTGATAAACATAGTTGATATATTGTCAATGTAGTTACTGGAGGTGATGTTACTTTTGGTTTATATCCCATTGACTGAGCCAATGATATTACATTTTTCCTTTCGGATGCATGTGCTAACATTGATTCTTTTAATTGTGTATCTTGATAAAAAGATAACACATCACCCAGTGCTGCGGCCTGTTCTATAAAGACCATACCTGGAGAAGCTTCATTAAAATCGGAATATGTATTTGGGAAATATGTTTTGGTAAAATCAATAAGATTTTGTCTAAAACTTGCAAAGTCTTTTCCTACATAACTTAATGTTTTATTGCTTCCAAAATTTTTATTTATAGGTTTAATCGCCATTATTTATTTACATTTATAGTTATTGTTTCTGTTAAATTGGGATTAGACGATAATGCAAATTTTATTTCTAATATAATTCTATTTAAATCTATATCAGTATCATCGTAATCAAAAATAATATTAGTTATTGTTAAATATGGTAACCAAGTTTCTACCGCATCTATTATATAATTTTCAATTAAATTTTCAATGATTTGGCCATCCATAGGTTCAAATAATACTTTCCAAACATCACAACCAAATTCAGGTTGCATTAACCTTTCACCTTTTCTAGTAAGTATTAAATTTTTAATGTTATCTTTTGCCTGATTTAAAGTTGTATAATTTACAGCAAATACTCCACCTTTATTAGAATTTTTATTAATTCCAATACCAAGTACTTTATAATCGTTTTGAGTTAAATCATCTACTTTAACTTTACCAAGCTCTATTGCCATTATCTACCTTTCTTTTGTTTTTCTTGTTCTGCAAATACTTTTGTTAGTGCACTATAATCTCTTGTTAAAGCTTTCATAGTTGCGTCTTGTAACGCATCTCCTGTTGATTGTAATTGTTGTGGAATATTTTGAGGTACTCCTATATCTCTATAATTCATTGTTTCCCAATCTTCTTCCATAGTTCTTTGTGGTTGCATCATATCTAATACACTACCACCACCATTTGCCATACCACCTTCTGCTCTTTGTTGTGAGGTGAATGGTTGTGTTTGATTCAATACTTCATTCAACATTGGGTTATTTGTAAATACCTTTTGTTGTCTTTGTGGTTGTTGAATTGATTCTTGTTTTTTAATTGGTCTCTCATATTGATTAACTTCTGTCAAATCTTTTAATGAGGGGGTTGATGTTTTCTTTTGTGAGTTCAATGTAACTGCACCAGATTTAATAAGTTTAACAAGTTCTTCTTTTACTTGTAACTTAACTTCGTTTTTAACAACTTCTTTAATTAAAGTTAATAAAATTTCTGATTTCATAAAATAATTGTTTTGTATATGGTTTAGTAATAAATATTGAAGATTTAGTTTATTTAATGGTGTACGATTTTTATATCAGGTTTACTTACTTTTAAATTAGCTTTATCTAATGCTTTTAATTTTTGAACAGTTGATATACTTCTGGAATCTTTTTTTCCATCAAATGATTTGATTACATCGTTTACATATGCATGTGGGTCTACTTTACCTGTTTTTTTCTGTTCTTCATGCGCTTTTTCTTCTTTACTATTAACAGTATGTGTTTTATGTAAATTTTCCATTGTTAAGCCAGAATGTTCCGCTTCAGCTTCTAGATGTTTTTTATGTTGCTCTACCAATACTTCATCACCTAATGTTTGTTGTGTCGCACCAATAACACTTAAAGCTGTTACATGGTGTCCTTCTTCGTGTGCCTCATGCATAGCCTGATATGTTTCAGCAGCTTTACCGACTGCTGCGGCTATATATTCTATTGCGGTAAATGCTTTAAGCATTTTTAAAGGATTACTTACCGGTGTTATCCAATATCCTACCCATGGTAATACGCCTGGTATAGGAAGAGGTGCTGGTGCTGGATACTGACATAGTGCGGTTAATATTCCACCAACTGTTAACAAATGTAATGTTGCCGATGCAATGAAGCTTAATAAAAATGGAGACATCATTGAATTTGATGGAACAGTTATTGGAGTCCAAATTCCAGGCATAAGACACAAGTTGGCAGTTGGATGTGGTAAAGGTGGTAGGATTTGTCCTTTACCTTTAATTGCTCGGCCAATAAATCCACCTTTACCAATAACATTGGCAGCTGCGTCATTTGCTTTTTTATATAAATCTGCACCAGGAAATGGGTCAACAGGAATTTTTGTTACATTTTTTACTGCACCTATACATGGAATGGTGGGTGTTCCGAATGTTCCTGAACATTCTAAAAATGCCGCAGTCCAATATGCCTGAACTGCCGGCCCTATATCTCTTAATAAATCACCATTTGGGTCTTTACTTGTTTTTTCTAATATAGATAAAAGCATAGCTTTCATAATACTAACATGACCACCTCCGTGATTTACACGTCCACCTCCCCACAAAGTTTTACCACCATTATGAACCGCTTCATCATATGAGTCGGCCAATGCATCTGCAAAAGCTGCCATATTTATTGTTTCAAAATAATGATTTAGGTCACCAAATTTACCAAGAGATAATACTTTTGTTACAGGTAATCCAAATGCCACAAATCTATTTACTGCCATATCAATTTCCATATTAATATAAAAATCTGTCCAGCTTGATACTTCGTGTTTATCTATTTTTACTTTTCCAAAATTAAGATTTTTGATTCGATTGGCGGCAGACCTTGCCACCCCCACACCACCAGATACTGCTTTTTTTGCTACAGTTTGTACTCCTTTTTTTACAGTATCTTTAAAAACACCATTAGCAATTTTTTCAGCATGAACTACAACTGCACCAATACCAGTAGCGGCCGCTGCAAACGCGATTCCACCATTTACTGCTAAACGTGTGGCCTCTGCATCCGCAGCTGCAGCTTCTGCTTTAATTGTATCAGCTTCTGTGGATTTGGCATCGGTTTGCTGTTTCCATTTGACTTCGGCTTTATGTTGTAAATCACCTCCTGACATAAATTATTTACTTAAATAATTTGTTGATGATAATATGTCTGATAACCTACTTCTTATATCTTTAAATGCGGCTTCGTTTAGTGGTGGTTTAACCGTTTGCCCTGCAGGCGTTAAATATTGTTGAGCAACGATTGCATCACATAATTGTTCTAATATTAAAACTAAATCTCCACCAAGAACCATATGTTGTACACTTGCACCCGCTTCTCCTATTCCGGAATCCTTCCCTAAAAATATATTACCACTTTCACTATTTAAAAATATTTTTGAATTATTATGCAATGTTATTTCACCACCTGCTTTTTGATAAATACTACCAGCTGCATCTACACTCCATGTTCCATCGGTAATAATTCCTGTATTTCCTTTACCAAATATTATAAATTCACTTGCTTTTGCGGACAATACAATCCTGTCTGAATTTACGAATAATTGATTACCCGTTAATTTTTCATTTGATGGATATCCACTAAATGCAGTTTTTGCAACACCTATTGTTTCTTTAAATGGTATTTTTATTTTACCGGATGTTATATAAATCGATGTACCATCTTTATTTATATCTTCATCTATTAATTCTCCAATTTTTTTAGAATCCAATTCTGGATTTTGTTTATTACGAATGAATATACCTGGAGATGATGTTTTACCATCTTCCGTTAAAAAAAATTCACTAAAACGAATTGTATTACCAACTCTACCAGTTAAGATTGTATCACCTTCTCTTGGTTTTAAAAATTTAATTTTTTCGTTTATTTTATATTTCTTTTCAGGTTTTTCATTTGCTGGTGGTTTGGATGTTCCACCTGTTTGAGTTTTGTATCTTAAATCCTGTGCACTACTTCCTCCACCAGAACTATTATATTCTAAATTTGCTTTAGTTCCTTCATATGTAATATAATTTCTTCTATAATTTGAATATGGAGTATTTGTATATGGTAACCAAAATTTTTGATTATCTATTGACAAAATTGTTACAGTTTCACCTTTAATTGGAAATGTAAAATTATTTTTATCAAAAGGAAATGCGTAATCTTCTATATTAATTGTATCTTCGTATCTATATGTAATTGCACCATACATCCTTGCATCTTTATTATGAAAATTTCTATTATCATTATAAACGGAAGTATTATCTCCTTTATCCGAATTTTCTTTACCATCGTTTTTTTCATAAGGTAAAAATTCCGTATTTGTTGGAAATACTTTATCAACTGTTGCAAGAAATGAGTTATTTAGATTCATTAAATTTTGTATTTATTTCTTCTATTTCAATTTGAATATCTGTCATTTTTTCTTTAACTTTATCTTCTACCGCATTGATGGTATCTTCCATATCAGAAAGTAGTTGTTCTTTTTCATGCTCACTTAACCAACCATCTTCTCCAATTCCTTTTGCTTCCGCTGCTGCAAGTCTTTGTGCAATAGTTGCAAGTTTAATTAAATGGTCATCGTTCTTAACCGATACCTCAATTAAATCTTTAATTATTGGAGCAATAACCGTTGCCTCACCTACATTACGGATAAGTTTTCTTAACGATTCAATCAGTTCAGAAATGTTTTTTTTCTTATTTTGTTGATTTTCGTAAATGTCTTTAAATAAAGATGATAAGTTTTTACCATCAAATAGCTGAAATTCGTTTGCCATATTATATTATCTTGTTCTCTACTATATAATTATTAAGTTCCTGACTTATTAGATTATATCCTTTTGTGTTTGGATGTTGTGCTGGGTTTTTTGTTATCATTTTTATATCTTCAAAACAATCTGTGCCAGTTTCTTTTAATAAATCTCTCATTGTTTTTTTACGATATTGCCAATAATATTTTGTTGTAATTAAATTTGTCACATCATCCGTTTCATTTGGATTTACTACCATTGTATCAAATGCATCACACATTAGATATTTTATACCATAATATTCAAATAATTTTTGTAAAAATATTATGTAGTTTTGATTAACTATATTGTAATAATTTTGATTAAAAAGATTATCTAAAAAAAATGATTTATATTCTTTTAAAAATGAATCATATATTTCATTATTACTTTTATATGAATTGATAAATTTTTCAGGTAAACTAACCAAATGTTTTATAGACCAACTAACCCATTGTTGTCTTGGTAAAAATGCAGCATAATCTCTTAAAGATGAACTCCACATTATAATAACTAAATCATTTTTTTTAATTCTACCATTTGTAACATCATCAATAATTGAATTAAATATAACCGAATTTGGATTACCACTTTTACCATTATTAATCCATTGTAAATTTAATTTATCTGAAAGTGATTTAACCCAAGAATTTTGATTTCTATAAATTATTAATTCTTGATTTTTAAGAGTAGATTCTATTTCTAAATTACAACCCTCACCCTCTGTCCAACTATCACCATATGCATGTAGTATCATTACTTACTTATTAAAAACTTACCCAAAACCAAATAATCCATATCACAATTATGAAATGTCCAAATTGCTTTTTGTGGGTCATTTGTCATTGTATGGTCTTTTAAGTTGAAAGATGTATTCAATAGAATGGGTGTTCCTGTTAGTTTTTCGAACTCCTTTAGTAAGTCATAGTAAAGTGGGTTATCTTCTCTTTTAAGTGTCTGTATCCTTGCAGAATTGTCAACATGGGTTACTGATGGAATGTTTACATCCTTTTTAACTTTGACAACCTGATTCATATATGGAACATCTTCTTCTGATAGGAAATACTTTTGATAATCTTCAATTGTAACCGATGGAGCAAATGGTCTAAACATCTCTCTCTTTTTGACAACCTTATTAATTCTATCTCTAACATCCGATAAATGAGGATTGGCTAATATAGAACGATTACCCAATGCTCTTGCACCAAATTCAGTCCTACCTTGAAACCATCCTATGATATTACCCTCTTCAATTAATTTTGCAACTTGTTTACATAAGATTTCATCGGTAT